AATTAGTATTCCCTTTTAGTCATCTAGTAACCCACCAAACAGTGAATCATAGGCTTGTAAAGTATTTTCATTATATAAAGACAATTGTCTCATCTTTACAATTGTTCTTTCTTTTAAACTTCTCTGTAAATCTCTTGGTGTTCCAATTGATTCATATCTATCTCTTTGTGTCTTATAATCTAAATAGGTATTTAACATTGCTTTTAAAGCATCAAATGTTTTTGGTCTAACTGCTCTGACTGATTTATCTCTTAACATTAGTTCTAAATCTTTTAAAGCATTTTGTCTATCAATAGCTATTTGACTACCCTTGGACAAGTACTCTGCCACTAAAGGATGCCCAGCAAAGAACAGGTCTTTCCATTGTGTAAACTCTCTACGCAGTTTGGATCGTTCATAATCTGATCTGTAACGTTCTAATGATTTTTCGTATTCATTTTTACGTTCATAGTATGTCTGAACATCTGCTGCAGTTTGAACTTTTTTCAAATGTTCATCTACTCTTAGATTTTTACGAAGACCCATATCGGTCATAGTTTTATAAGCATCCCAAGAAAATCCAGATTTATTAGGAATTAAAAAGGCTGCACCTTGTTTATATTTTTTAAACAGTTCTTGGTTTTGATCTACAAAGTTTCCTGATTCTTCTGCATAAGCAAACTTAGAAACAGTTTTTCTTTCAGATTCAGAAATAGTAAATGCTATTTCGTCTGGATATAATTCTACCCATCTTTTCATAGCACTTTCATAATCTCCATTATATTCATCTCTTAGGTCGTTCCAAACTTGCTTAAAGTTTGCTTTACCTGAGTCTCGCATCCACTCTGCCATATCGGACTTAAGTTGAACTTGTGGAGATGCTGGAGCAAAGAATCCAAATACAAATCTTATACCTAAAATATTTAAAGTAGTTTGTTTAACTCTTAAACGGTATTCTTCTAGTTCAGCCTCTGATGGAGGTATTAGTTGCCCACTGATAGGATCTTCTTTTGCCTTAGGAGTATATCCAGCAGATTCTAAATAAGTTACAGCCTTACGATGAGCACTAGCATACTGACCATCTCGCTCATCTTTATTTAATGCACTATAAAAACGGTTGATATGTGCTGGTAAAAATGATGAAAGAATAGGTTGATCTACTGCATATTTACCAAGAGCATATCTTGTTATAGTATCTGCAGCGCTTGGTGACCAAATATTAACCAAGGACTCTAATGTCCTTATGCTGATACCAGCTACTGGTCCAGCAAAGGTTGGTACTAAAGAATCTGGATTTAAGGATGGAGTCAGCATTTTTACTTGTGCGCCAAATTGGACTGGAAAAGGGACTTTAAACTCACTACCCAAGCCAACTACGTTTAACATTTTTTGAACTGCATTATATATTGGAGCAATGGCAGGGTATATAAAGTATGGCTCACCTTGGTCATCTTCTTGAACGAATCCAGAGTGGGTAATACCTTCATAAGTTAATGCTGCAAGAGCAATTGATTCTGGATTGTAGCGAACTGCTCTAGTAATACGGCGATAGAAGTCTTCGGTTGCTCTATAGAAACGAGCAAAGTTACGAGATGAAAAAGCAATCTGAGATCTAATTAAAGGATTATCTAGATAGGGCAGTGTTTGACCTATAGCTCTTTCCTCAGCGACTCTTGCTAGATCTCTTTTGGCTAACTCTATTGCTTCTGTAAATGCTTTAGTATTAGGTGTAATACCTTTTGTATAACTATTAATCCAAGCATCTTCAAAGCCAGATTTACGCATTTGCCTACGAATAGTTAACAACTCGTTTATAGCAATTGGTTGTCTTGAAATACGAGCGTTAGCAGCGCCTAACCAGCGCCATCCATTTTCCATAAAAGATGCTGCATAGTTACCAGTGTCTGTTACTGGAATCAACGTAGGTCCAACTACAGATCTAGGTGTTAAGTTATAATCTGTTGGTAAATCATCTAATGATATTTGACCTGCTACTTTATAGGTTTTTTTATTACCAGTTAAAGCTACCCCTTTTGTATCAATAGTTCTTACCTTATCTAACAATTCAGTATTAAGTTCTTTTGTTCTAGTTTCAAATATTCTTCTAGTTCTAGCATAAACCATTCTAGCGTGTTCTTCCGGAGATATACCACGTGCCTTAAGAATAGAATCATCTACCAATTTAGGATTCTTTTTAAGAGCGTTAAGAATTTGAGCTACCGCTTCAACTTCATCATCTAAATATGCTACTGCTAATGAACCTAGTTCATCATTTGAAGCATATGAAATACGTAATAGCCAAGTAACTAATGAAGCCTCATTGGTAGGGTCAACAAGTACACTCTCAAATCCTCTACCGGCGGCTCTGGTATATAAAGCCTTTGGAGCGATTAATCTTAATTGTTCTGATCTTACCCCGTGACTACGGGTAAACTCTACTGCATCGGTTAAGAAACTTGCACCGGTAGCAAAGTTTAATCCACCTTCAGACACTACAGATAATAGATTCTCTATATCTCCGTAGACTATTTGCTCAGATAGAAAATCAATAGCCTCTTGATTCATAGGTTTCATACCAAGAGATTTACGAAATCTATTTAAACGACCCTGAGTTAATGCACTAGCCATAATCTCACGAGTCTTACGTACTAAATCTACTTTTTGTTTTCCTTCAAGTTTAGCAATTTTAATTTTTAAAGCTGTAATTTGTTTTGGGTTTGTAGATTTATCAATAACTGCTTGTATTTTTTTAGTTGACTCTTTAGTGGCAACTATTGCAGTATCAAGATCTGCAATTTCTTTAGCCAGTGCAGCAGATTCTTTTTTATTGACAATTCGCATAACTGCACCTAATGGACTATTAGCAAGTGCTTCTATTCTTTTAGATATGGGACCTACAGCCTCAGTTTGCTTTAAGCCAGTTAAAACCCTGGTAGTTAATCTACGACTTGATGATAAGCCCCAAGGAGTTTGCCCTATGGCAAGATTTACCATTAAATCTTCAAGAGAGTTACGGATAGCATAACGAGGACCAGCAAGTGTTAAGAACGACCAGCCAGTTACCATTTTTTCCAAGAAAGCATCATTAGCTGGAATACCAATTATCTTTTGTCCAAGAGTGCTACGAGCACTTGCTCGGTCTAGATCAACTAAATTAGGTACATAAACACTATTATTAAAATCCGAAGCAAATGCACCAACATCAGACATTAGTCCGTCTTCGTTATCAAAAGCTCTTTTGGTTTTACCAACCATTGTAGATTTAATTTCTTTTAATGGTTTAGATGTATCGTATCCACGAATATTGGCAATATTATCCCATAAGCCATAAAAAAATTCTTTTCTTTGACCAACATCTTCTATATTTTTAAATACTTCTGCAGCTAACTTTGAATCTTTTTGAGGAAAAGCAAGTCGAGCAAGACGATATATTGATTGTGCTGCATCTGGTGCAGTAACATCAAACTCATTATTTTTAAACATTGGAAGAACGGAAAAACGTTGTTTCATACGATCAATACGAACACTTATTGAATCTGTAGAAAATCTAAATATACTAATACCTTTAGTCTTTTTTATATCTCCAATATATTGTAAATTATTAGCGATATTATCTTTGCCTAAAATTTTGATAACACCCACATCTGTTGCTTCTTCACCAAAGAATTGTGAATTTACTAATGAAGGACCAATTTTATCTATATTAAAAACTTTATTAGTGGCAGTTAAAAATGCTACTCTTGCTTTACGACCTGCTGTCATACGGGGCGCAATAACTCTTCTTCTAGCACCACCATTTTTAATCATAGATTCTAAATCTTTAGTATTGTCAAAAAAGGCTCTAGCGCTAAGTACATCGTCTATACCAGCCGTATTAAAACTTTTAATTACTTCATCACCAAATTCAGGTGCTAATCTTGCCAACTCTTTATTAATAGCAACTCTTTCAAGAGGATTAGTTGTTTCTCTATAAGCCTTTAACTTAGCACCATAATCATTCCAAAAGTTTATTGTTTTGGCTTGATTAAAATATCTATTAAAAGCAACACCATCTTTTGCTGCACTACCAGCAATAACCTCTAAAGAGTATTTTTTAATGTCATAAAGTTTTTTAATCTTGCCACCAACAATTAATGGATCAGCAAAGATTCGATAAGCGGCATCTATTGTACCGGATATTGCTTTATAAGCAAAACCATTTTCCTCTAAGAAACTAGGTAATACAAAATTAGCAACTTGTCTTCCAGGGGAATACTTTGCTCTATTTACTGCATCAATAGTATCTTGAAATAAATCTCGTTCTTCTTGCGTACCCGCTTTATTAGATACAAACTGAACATATTTTTTTTGTTCTTCTGTAGCTTCTTTTAAAATTTTACCTTGATCTTCACCGGCAGCAAAACGCATAGCAATAGTAACTGCATCATTGCCATATTTTAAACGAGCATCTTCTATGCGATCAGAGTTAAACTTTTTATCACCCTTATCGTTTGCTTCTTCCCAAGCATCTTCAAGACTTAAATCTTCTTGCGCTGCAATAACACCAGTACGATATAAACGAGTTGTAAGATCAGATACATTCTGTAATCCGGCAAGACCCATACCTAGGCCTTTAACTATTTGACCGCCTGTATAATGCCAAGCAGTTTCTAATGGACTACGCTTTAGTGTAACAGTCGGATCTTCATTACCAAAAGTTGTTTCTAAACTTTTTAATTGTCCAGGTGGTAATTTAGCCGCTTGTTCTTTGGCCAGGTCAGATGGAAGTTTATTTAAACTTTTATGAACAGATAATGCCTTTTGATAGGCTTCTATTTTTTTTCTATCTTGTTCAGCAAGTTGAGCAGCAATAGCTGCTGCATTTAAATTTTGAGACATTAATTACCTCTAGATAGAGCGTTCTGATACAGTATAGCTATTTCTCCCGTATTATCAAAAGGAATCATTTGAGCTAAAATATCCGATAATTTTCTATCAGAAAACTGAGATTGCATCATAAGTGCTTCTGGTCCAGCACCTTCGCCCATAGCAATACCATTAGTAATTGGTTCTGATGGTCTTGTTGTTTCAGCAAATAATGGAGTTATTGGAGTTAACGGATTAGCAGGTCTGCCACCTACATTATCTGCAATACCACGAGTCTTTGACTTTGCTGCGCTAGTACTAAGTTTTGAAGTTTCCTGACCTTCGCCATATGCGATAGATCCTAAATCCATATCTGTTCTCTTGGAGAATTTACCAGGACCTGATGCTCCTGCTAATGGACCTCTTGCCATTACTCCTCCTTTAGTGTTTCTAAATCTTGTGAAAATTCTTGCCAAACCATACTCTCATTACTTTTTTGGTTAGAGTGGTATAAGGCTAATTGATGTAAATCATCTGCTAAGGCTTCAATTATTGATGTTAAATTTAAAAAAAATCCCGATATGATTATTAAAAAATCAGATGGGCGCACTGGGCGAGTTAAGTTAATTTTATTTTTCACCCAGTGCTCCTATCTTTAAAATTACTTTTTTCCTCTACGGCCTGGTGGTGTTGTACCGAAGTACACTTTTCCGCCATTATTTCCTGCTGGTCTATTGCTACCTTCCTTTGGCTTTGCCACAGGTGCTGGTGCGATTGTTCCCTTATTCATTTATTCACCTCCCTTTATGCTGCTCCGCCAATAGAGGCGAGTAGTTGTGCTATATCTGGTCGAGCTTGGCCAGCAGCAGGGGCCTCTCCGCTTGGTTGTTGTGGAGTTGGCTGCGAGGCAGGAACGGGGGCCGCACCTGCTACTGGAATTTGTTGTTCTGGCACTGCTGGAGCCACTGGCTCTGGTGCAAATGCTTTAGCAATAATTGTTTCTAGTTGTAATCCTTTTTGTCTACCTTGGATAACGTCAGCAATTCTAGCAATAATTTGAGATGGGTCTTGGCCTTGTGAGGCAAGTGCTGGTATAGCTTGAGCATACTGAGCAACAGCAACGCGAAGAGAATCGCGCATCTCTTCAATGTCCACTCTTTGTTCTTCTTGTGTAACATTTAACTCCATAGGTATTTCTCTACGTACATAATCTCTTGAAACTAATTTATCGCTACGCATTTGTAGTAATGCAATAATGGCTCGGTTAGGATCCATACCAGACA